GCTTTAGCTGTTCAGCGAAGGGCTTCCCGGTTGCCGCATTGCGTGTGGCTCAGTGATCCGGGCAAAAATCGGGGTTCCCAATGTTGTCACCGGGTAAGCATTACCTCGAAGTGCCGAAAGAGTTCAAAGCCAATCTCGCGTTCCGGCAGAAGATCCTCAACGAGTGTGCGAAGAATCCCGAACGGCAGAAGGAAGAGATTCAGAAGTGTGCCGAAGACGTTCTCTACTACGTCAATGTCTATGTCTGGCAATTCAATCCCAATGAACGGATCGGCCGCGAGGTCGGTCCTTTCATCACTTACGAGTTTCAGGATGAGGCCATCCGGTCGCTGCACTCGGCGATCGAGGATCGGCATGACTTGGTGATTGAGAAGAGTCGGGAGATGGGGGTGTCGTGGTTGTGCGACATCGTGTTCGAGCACTTGGCCCACTTCTTGAAGAACATGAAGTTCCTAGTGGTGAGCCGCAACGCCGAAGCGGTCGATTCCCATGACCCGGACTCCCTGTTCTGGAAAATCGACTTCCTGCACGATCACCTGCCTGTCTGGTTGAAGCCGAAGGTGAGCCGCCGGGATATGTTCTTCGGGTTCGACCTGACGCAATCCACGATTACCGGGCAGGCCACGACAGGCAAGGCTGGCGTCGGCGGCCGGGCCACCGCGGCGTTCTTCGATGAGTTCTCGCAGGTCCGCGAAGACTACGAAGTTTTGAACCGCACCGCGGACACGACCAAATGCCGGATCTTCAATGGCACCCACAAAGGGCTCGACTCCGCGTTCCATGAACTGACGCAGCGGGTGGACATCAAGAAGCTGCGGATGCACTGGAGCCAGCACCCGGAGAAGCGAAAGGGGCTGTACCAGTACAACGAAGAAACCCACCTGATCGACCTGCTCGACCGCGAGTACAAGCATCACGTCGATTACGATTTCGTCCGCGACGGCAAGCTCCGAAGCGTCTGGTACGACGCGGAGTGCGAACGCCGAAAGAATCCCCGAGCCATCGCCGAAGACTTGGACATCGACCCGCGATCGTCGATGAATCAGGTCTTCAACGGTGCGGTGATCCGCAGCCTGATCCGGTCCCACTGCCGGGCACCCTACTGGGAAGGGAGGGTGGAGTACGACAAGGAGACGGGCAAGCTGGTCAAGCTCATCCCCGAGAAGGACGGTCCTCTCCGACTGTGGCTCCATCTCGACCCCCACGGAAAGGCTCCAGTCGATCTGTACGCGGGTGGTGCTGACGTGGCCCTCGGTGAAGGGGCCACACCTTCGGTGCTGTGCATCTACAACGCGAAAACGGGCGAGAAGGTCGCGGAGTACGCCAACCCGTTGATCCGCAACGTGGACTTTGCAGAGCTGACGGTGGCTCTCTGCTGGTTCTTTCGGAACGAGTACGACGACGGGGTGAAACTGGCGTGGGACCGCCGCGGGCCCGGCGTGAAGTACGGGGAGCGGATCATCGAGCTTGGCTACCGGAACGTGTACCTGAACACGGACGACGGGTACATCAATCCCAAGATCGGCGAGAAGCCAGGCTGGTGGGCCACGGAGGAGAAGAAGCGGGTGCTGATCGAAACGTACTCACAAGCACTGGAGAATATGTCCTGCTGCAACCGCTCGGAGTACGCAATGCTGGAGTGTCTGGCCTTCCGGTGGGCCAACAGCGGCAAGATCGAGCACAGTGGCAGCGTGAACAAGAAAGACCCCACCAAGGCCGGGGAGAACCACGGGGACCGGGTGATCGCAGACGCCCTGGCGTGGAAGATGGTGCTGTCGATGGGCTTCTCCAATTTGATTCACAAGCCAAAACCTGATAAAGATGTGAAGGTAGGTTCCTATGCGTGGCGTCGGGAACTGCACCAGCAGATGAAACAAGAACGCGAGTTGTTTTGATGGCTGTCACCAAACGGAAGGTCAAAGACTACTCGGCCGACGGCATCGACCTGAGCCGTTTAACGGCCGCGATGCGGACGAGTCGGATGGTGTTGAAGCGGTTCCGTGAGGAGCGAACCGAAGCGGTGCGGAAGTATGTGGGCATCCATTGGTCGGAGAACGGGGCCGCGGATAAGCAGCCGATCAACCTCATCCACAACTACGTCTCGGTGGTGGGCAAGAGCCTGATCGCCAAGAATCCGCGGGTGATGCTCTCGGTGATGAAGGGGGAACACAAGCCTGTTGTGTCGGCCATGCAGGACTGGTGCAACAAGCAGATCCAGAAAGTCGAGTTTGCCAACACGGAACAGAGGATCGTCCATGACTCGCTGTTCTCGCTCGGCATCGGCAAGGTTTGCCTTGCTTCGCCGGCCATGTCATCACTTACTGGATGGAATGTGTCGGCTGGAGAGCCTTCCGCAATGCGGGTGGACCTCGACGATTTCGTCTACGACGTGCACGCCCGCGACTTCACGGAAGTGGGGTATATCGGCCATCGTTACCGGGTGCCGATTGATGTGGTCAAGGACTCGAAGATTTACAACAAGTCTCGCAAGAAGCTGCAACCCTCGACAGATTCGTCGTACAACGCTCAGGGCGATGAGCGGATCAGCATGTTGGGCCGGACGTACTACGCGAGCAACGACGAAGAGTACGAAGACTTTGTGGAGCTCTGGGAGCTGTACCTGCCGCGGCACCGAAGGGTGATCACCCTTGCTGCAGATAGCATGGGCGAAGGGGAATACGAGTGGGATGAACCCCTGCTCGACCAGCCGTGGATCGGCCCCTACTGTGGACCCTACTACCCGCTGGGCATGGGCACCGTTCCCGGAAACGCGATGCCCTTGGCCCCGATTATGAACCTGATCGACCTGCACGACGCGACGAACCGACTGTGGCGGAAGATCATTCGTCAGGGGGAACGGCAGAAGGAAGTGCTGATGGTCGCCGGCGGGGCTTTGGAGGACGGCAGCAGAATCCAGCAGGCCAAAGACGGCGACATCATCCGCAACGACAATCCCGCGATGGCCCAGGCGATGTCCTTCGGCAGTCCCAACCAAGCAAACTTCCAACTCGCTCAGGAGCTCCAGAAGAAGTTCTCCGGTCAGGCCGGGAACCTCGATCTTCTCAGCGGCACCGGCCCCCAGGCGAAGACGGCCACGCAGGACAAACTGCTCAACGAGAACGCGGGCCGTCAGGTCGAAGACATGCAGCAGACGGTGGTGAAGCACACCAGCGACATGCTCAAGGCTCTGTGCTGGTACTGGCACCACGACCCCCGCAATGTGATGAAAACCGAGTGGAGTTTACCCGGGAACACCGGCATCTCCATCGAACGGCAGGTCACACCGCCGGATCGTCAGCAGGTCAGCTTCGAGGACATGGAGATTCGGGTCGATCCGTACTCACTCCAGTACCAGTCCCCGCAGATGCGGTTGCAGATGCTCAACCAGACCATCCAAACGATCGTGCTGCCGATGATGCCGATTCTCCAGCAACAGGGTGTCAGCTTCGACGTGCAGGCGTACTTGGCGAAAGTCGCTGAGTACGGCGACATGCCGGATTTGCCCGAAATCGTGAAGTACGTCGCTCCCCCGGAGACGGATGCACCAACGGGCGAAATGAGCATGAAGCCGGGGGAAACAACCCGCAATTACGTCCGCAAGTCCGAAGCAGGATCACAGGCCGATCAGCAAAACGACCTGTCGAATGACCTATCTGCAGGTGCAACTCAGGACCAATCCAATCAACCCATGACGAGGGCGTAATGGCACGCGGCGATAATCGAGTGATCTACGGGGCGAAGGGCAAGAAGACCTACTACATCAACGACGTGGAGGTCACTGAGGCGGAATGGCACGCCCGGTTCCCGTCCCGAATCAAGGATCTGCTGGCCGAAGGCAGTCGCACCAAGAGCATGACGCCGGGAGCGTGGCCGATCGCCAGCGAAGCCCTGGCGGTGCACCCCGATCAGATTCCCGAAGCGATGGAGACAGCCAAGGCCAAAGGCGTCCCGACCTCATTCGATGCCAACGGCCGCCCGATCATGACCAGCCCCGGCCACTTCAAACAGTATGCTAAAGCCCACGGGTACTTTCACAGGGGCTACTGATGGCGAATGAAATCGTTGTGAGCGGAACACTCCGCTACGAAGATGCAACGGGTGCCGAAGACAATCTCGACTTCGCGGATCTCTCGGCCACCCTGCTGTTCACACGCTTCAACAAGTGCATCCATTTCGTCGGCACAACCGAAGAGGCCATGAAGCTCGGGGAAGTGGTGACGCCCGGCTGGTGCCTCATCAAAAACCTCGACGCGACCAACTACGTCGAAATCCGCACGGGAACCGGCGGCACCAAAATGTTGAAGATCGCTGCCGGTAAATCGGCAGGCCCGTTCTACTTCGGGTCCGGCGTCACGGCCCCCTACATCATCGCAGACACGGCCGAAGTCAAGGTGGTCTACCTCATCACCTCAACGTAAAGCCTTGCACAATCACGACATTTCCCCTATTGTCCTGAAATAAGGAGTTTCCATGGCTGAGAAGCCCAAGTCCAAAGACGCCCCGAAGTTGCCCGACACGACCCCCGTGACGAGTCAGCCGACCAACGAGCAGGCCGTCACCACCAGCACGCCAAAGTTCGTGCGTAAGTCCACGGTCGCCGTGACCTCGCCGACCAGCGAAGAACAGATGATCGCGGCCTACGACATCGGTGACACCGGGTTCGATCCCGAGCTCGACGGCATTGGAAACGACTTGATTCTCGAAACTGAGAAACAAGCGGAAACGACCGATTCTGAGAAGCCTGCCGAAGCCAAGGAACGGTTCGACCAGCTCAACGATTACCCGGTCGGCAAGACGGCCGAAGGTGAAACGGAACAGCCTGCCGAAGCCCCGAAGTCGAAGCATCCCGAGTGGTTGACGGCAATGGCGGTGAAGGCTGGCATCAAACCCTCAATGATCGAACGCGTGGACAGTGACTCCCTCGGCGAAATGATCGCAGATTACAACGAGCTCCGCCGGCCCCAAGAGCAACGCCGCGAGAAAGAGCCGGAGCCCGAAGAAGAAGACGACCTCGGGGATCTGGCCGAATCGCTCGACCCGCGGATGCTCAAGCGGCTCAATGAGGCCAAGGAACTCAAGAAGCGTCTGGCGGGACTGGAACAGAAACTCAACATGCAGGAAAAGACGGTCCAACAGCAGCGTGAGGAGCAAGCCTACGCCGAAATCGACGCGGTGTTCGACGAAGCCTCGGAGAAGCTGGGTGGCCTTCTCGGGAAGGGGCGGTCCAACGCTCTTTCGCCATCGTCGCCGATCTTGGAGCGACGGAAGATGATCATGGCGTCGGCGAAGCTGGGGACTGACAAAGACCAATCGAAGCCACTCCGGCAATGCCTCAACGAAGCGATCACCATGCTCTAACCCCGTAAGGAGAAGAAGTCAGATGTTAAAACGAAGGCGTAGAAGACTGCGAACCGGGCTCCCCGGAGCA